CAACTCAGTGCAATCATCGAGTGTGCCGATGCGGCTCACGGTCTCGGTGGGCACATTATTGCTGACGGTGGCTGCACTTGCCCCGGAGACGTTGCAAAGGCTTTTGGTGCTGGCGCAGACTTTGTGATGCTAGGCGGTATGCTGGCTGGACACGATGAAGGTGGTGGCACTGTGGAAAACGGAAAGGTGACCTTCTATGGTATGAGTAGTGATACCGCTATGGAACGTCATCACGGAGGCGTAGCAGAATATCGTAGTTCAGAAGGACGTACAGTGAATATTCCATATCGTGGTCCTGTAACAAAGACTGTACTAGACATTTTAGGTGGGCTGCGTAGTGCCTGTACCTATGTTGGAGCAGAAACTCTTAAACAACTGCCTAAATGCACAACATTTATTAGGGTCAATAGACAAATTAATGATGTTTTTATTAAGTAACTGTTAGTAGGTTTTTATCTTTATCACTTACACAGTAGACCATTCCGCACTTGTGTAGTTCAACAGGATATGCGAATGTTGAATTCCAAATATTACCTAAAGGGCGATTCCCACATTCACTTCCTGATGCCCATCCAGTTTCTTGAATATAGATAGTATCTATGCCTGCACTACATAATTGACCTGTATAACTAGGATTTTTTATTTGTAAAATTTCAATTTTTTCATTAAATGTTTTTTTTGACATTTCTTTTTTTTCTTCCAATACAGACTTACCTAATAATTTTATAATTTGTGCATCGGTATATGGTATCCACCCTAACGCTTGTTCTCCGTTTTTGTACAAAAGTTGTTTATTAACAATTATGTTAAACTCATTCTGAATACGCTCTAAACGATACAAATCGTTATCGAAATAATCAGGTCTTATCGGAACATTTACAACAATATTTTTTTTATTTTTTTGAAACGCCTCTATAATAAACTTGATAAGATTATAATTTTGCCAGTAATGAAAAGTTAAATGTAGTTTGTCAACATGAGGTTCAATAGCCCACCAATCTAACCACATTTTACCGCCATTGGTAATTAATTCAATATTTCCATTATTATCTTTACATATTTTTAAAATTTCTGGAAAATCGTGAAACTCCAATGGTTCGCCTCCATCAAATGTCCAATCGATAAGTCTACCTAAATTGCTGAAATGTGTAATTGTATATGATACAAATTTTTTGTATTCTTCTACAGATCTAGGTTCTTCACCACCCCAATACTTGGTAGGACAATATGAACATCCTCCAGAGCAGTAATTATGTAATGCCCACCAAATCTTAGTTCTTTTTAATTCTCTTCTTGCGATATTCATGTTGACAAACTCTAAATAAACATATATAATATATTTAAACTAATTAGGATTTTAACAACAGTGAGAAAAAAATGAGTAAACTTAAAGTATCAGAACTTTTTTACAGTGTGCAAGGTGAAGGAAGATACATGGGTGTTCCCAGTGTGTTCCTTCGTGTATTTGGTTGTAATTTTACATGCGACGGATTTGGAATGCCAAAAGGAGAAAAATCCAATGAACGACATATTATCGCCGAAAATATTTCAAGCATTACACAATACAGAGATCTACCTTTGGTTCATACAGGGTGCGATTCTTATGCTAGTTGGGATCCTAAGTTTAAGGATCTTAGTCCTGTGCTCGAAACAGATAGTATTGTGGACACAATCATGGATATGCTCCCTCACAAAGAATGGAGGAAAGAACACCTAGTTATAACAGGAGGAGAACCACTTCTAGGTTGGCAGCGTAGTTATCCTGACTTACTTAATCATCCTAAAATGAAAGGACTTACAGAAATAACGTTTGAAACAAACGGGACTCAAGAAATTTCACGGAATTTTAGTGAATATCTTAATGATTGGCTAGCGCCAGATGATCAAACACAATTCGAAAACTGGAGAGAATTAACCTTTTCAGTAAGTCCTAAATTATCAGTTTCTGGAGAACGTTGGGAAGATGCCATAAAACCAGATATCGTAGTTTATTATGAATCATTTGGCTATACATACTTAAAATTTGTAGTAGCAAGTAACGAAGATGTAGCAGAAGCAGAAGATGCGGTAAACGAGTATAGAAAGGCTGGATTTAAAGGACCAGTTTACATAATGCCATTAGGCGGTGTTGAATCAGTATATAGCTTAAATAATAAAAATGTAGCACTCATGGCTATGAAAAAAGGATGGCGTTATAGTGATAGGCTTCAGGTGCCGCTCTTTAAGAACGCATGGTCGACATGACACAACCGTTAGATATTCCAGAATTTGTCAAAATATATTTCCTTGTAAAACAGGATGGTATGATGTTTTCCCCTACAGGTAGTTCAGGAGGAAATTATTTAGGCACTGGATTTTATTTGACAAGAACAGAAGCAGAACATACTAGAACAATGGAATACCTAAGAGAAACTGATTCTAAAACAAAGGTTCATATATTTGAATTAGATGTTCCCAACCCGGCGTATAAACATGAAAAATCTACTTAAAAAAATATTCGGCATAACCGAAATGGAAAATGCCATTAAAGAAACCAGAGCCGCCGCAGAAGCAGCAGAAGTTAAATCAGATTTAACTCCGAAAGATCTAGCTACTCAAAACAAGGAACCCTGGGTAACTGTTATTAATACCCATGTAAATAAAGAAAATATTAGAAATGGTTTTTTTGAACTTGACTGGAATGAATATTTTGTGCTACAATTAAGGACTGCGGGATTTCGTGGCGACACCGACGAAGACATTGTAAATCAATGGTTTACAGAACTTTGTAAAAATGTAGCCGCAGAAGAAGGTATAGACATGAGCCGTAGAAATACAGGCTATATAAACGTAAACAATATTGGGAACGGACGTTCAGAGGTTAGCTAATGGCCAAAACATATCTACTGATTGATACTGCTAATGTTTTTTTTAGAGCAAGGCATGTCATGCGTGGCAACTTAGAGGATAAGATAGGACTTAGTATTCATACGGTACTAAGTAGTGTTAGGAAAGCATGGAGAGATTTTAATGGCGATCATGTTGTATTCTGCTTAGAAGGTAGATCATGGCGCAAAGACCATTATGAACCTTACAAACGACAACGTACCGAAGCTCGCGCGGCATTGAGCCCTAGAGAAGCAGAAGAAGAAAAAATCTTCTGGGAAACATTTGATCAGTTTAAAGAATTTGTAATTAATAAAACAAATTCGACTGTATTGCATCATCCACAATTAGAAGCGGACGATCTTATTGCGGGCTGGATTGATTTACATCCTAAAGATAATCATGTAATTATTTCTACCGATGGGGACTTCGCACAACTTATCTCTCCAAATGTCAAACAATATAACGGCGTGATGGAGGTCACTACTACCCACTTAGGGTATTTCGATTCCAAAGGCAAACCAGTCACAGATAAAAAAACAAAGTTACCTAAAGATCCGCCTGACCCGCAATGGTTATTATTTGAAAAATGTATGAGGGGAGATACTTCAGACAACATTTTTAGTGCTTATCCTGGGGTACGAGAAAAAGGAACAAAAAATAAAGTTGGTCTAAGAGAAGCATTTGCAGATAGAAACTCAAAAGGATATAACTGGAATAATCTCATGTTACAAAGATGGGTTGACCATGAAGGAAAAGAACATCGTGTGTTAGATGACTATACAAGAAATAAACTGTTGTGTGATTTGAGAGGACAACCAGAAGAAATAAGAAATCTTATTTTTGATGTAATAAATGAATACATAAACCAAAATAAAGATGTTCCACAGGTCGGAATTAGACTTCTGAAATTTTGTTCTACTTTTGATTTACAAAAAATTACAGATCAAATTCAAAGTTATTCTGAACCATTAAATTCAAGGTATATTGTATGAATGCTGTTAGTAAAACTTTAATTCCAAATCAAGAATGGATCATAGAAGATCATGGAAAAAAAATAGGTTCTGTTTATAAAAAGAAAAAATCCTATTATTTTATTAGGAAAGGTAAAACAATTAGTTTTCCTAATTTAGATGAGATAAAAAATAAATTAGGAGTTTCAATTTCTGAAAACACAGCTTCTAAGAAAAATAATAACGATGACAATACATATTCAATTTATGATTATCCATGTGGAGTAAAACCATATAACACTTTATATAATATAAAAGAAAAATTGCCATTGTTTTCTAAGAGCTCTAAAAGCCAAAGTTTGTATTGTGCAGGTTACTATGTTATTAAATTTCGTAAAGGTTGGGTTAAAAGTTTCTGTCCAAAATTAATTACTTTAGAAAGATATCCTTATTACGGACCATTTAAACATGAACAGGAAATGAAACAAATGTTATCTACCTTAAATAAATCATGAAACAATTAAACACTATACCTATTGAAAATTTTTTAAATAAAGCTCGATTAGCAGTGAAAAGCAGTCAAAGAAACTTAACTTTGCCAATAGAAGAAGTAACGGAATTGTCAAATAGTCTAAGCGTAGTAATGACTAGGTTGGCAGGTGAATTAGATCAAATTAAAGAATCTAATAACCAACCTATACAAATTAGAGTAGATGGTGGCAAATTCTAAATTGTAAATAAATATATACGCATTTTAATAGTGCTTATATATTATGTCCAGACCTAAACCACAAATATTATTAGAGTATACAAATAAAAAAAATTTTAAAACAGAACAAGTTTTAGAATCTCAAGCTATTTGGGCTGTATTCTACAAAGATAAACCAATAAATTTAAAAACTGTGGGATATTTAGGACAATCTCTTGGTCCTAAATATAAAAAAGTAAGTTTTTCAAATAGTGGACATGCTTTTAATCTTGCAGAAAAATTAAACAAAATGTTTAATACGACTGACTTCACCGTTTTCAAATTAACCACAGGTGAAAAAGTTACTGATGAATCCGAAAATTGAATTAACCAAGTACGCATTAGATACTTTAGAACTTCCTTATAATCAAAAAACGTTTAGAAAATACATGCACCTATGGTGGTGGAACACCAGGAACAAACAAAAAGGTGGATGGCGCCTTACCGAACTTGGATTTATGCATCTAAACGGGCCTATAAAATCCTACGAAATTAAATTTGACGAAGCTCCATTTTTAACCAATGAATTGATAATTTGGATTGACCAGAATATAGATTGTCCATTTTATATTCATGGAAAAAGAATCTGGGTATTCTGTGAAAAAATGGCCGTTCAATTAGTGTTGTTTTCTGGCAACATAGAAAAATTCCATAGAGCATATAAAAAGTCTAAAATCTCAGAAAACTCATTGACAGCAACATAGATTTTTCATATAATAATACTGTAGCAACTAAAACAAATTTTTTTCTTAAGAGAGTAATATGGCAAAAGAGATTTTAGCTAGTCGCACTGT